TAACTCCATCGCCTGAGACTTGAGCGAGATCGTAGAACTCAATGAACGCCCCGCCCCGCCTGCGTCCTAATCGTCGCCCCGGCCTACGCGGAAACGCAGCGGTCTTTTTATCGTCCGCTTTCTTTTCGCTGTTGATTATGAGGGTTAATTTGTTCACGCGGGGGCTAGAATGATGCGGAAGGATCGAACACACGCCGTTACTCCCGGTGTGAATCTAAACTGAAAGGTCTGGTCAGTACCCGCCCAAGTCGAAACGTCTATCGGTGTGACCTCAATCGCTGTGTAGGCTCCCGCCGCATCGTGCTTGGCCTCGACTAATAGATCCCCGACCGTCTCACACGAAAGCTCATACCCGTCATAGCATCTAACGGTTCTTTCAATAGTGACCGCCGAACCGCTTTTTATAAGCTGTCCGAAAAGTGTGTCAACTTGTATGCCGTCTTCTAGGAACATTATGCTATCTGCTTCGCCGTTATCTGCGTCAGAAAACCCTCCTCGTTAAAAGTGTCGGTGTAGCCCGTGATCTCGAATATGCCTAAAGATGACACTGCCCGGCCATTTACCTGGGGGTCGATCACCCCTCCGATCTCAATCGTCGCGTCATAGGTCGGAAGAGGTGCTTGTATCGCCCCCGGTAGGTCTTGCTTTGCGTTTAGACGCAGGCAGAGCGGTTGCAGCACTATCATCGGGGCTTCACCGCCGTTGACTTGTCTATAAAGCGTAGCGGTCGAATCCGCCCCCTCCGTTATATATACGGGTTTGGTTTCGTACTGAATCTCACTCTCGCCAATATCTCCAATTCGTCTGTCGTGGTAGTTCTCCGCGATCATCCCCGAAGTGGAGTTGAGGGCCGAATGTCTTCTGGTTCTAAGCTGAACCTGTCTCTTTCTTTTCTGTGCTTCCTGAGCTTCCTTTCTACGCTCGACAATGCCCCATCGCGCCCCTTGTCCTTCTGCCAGGTTCCCGGATTCCTGAGCTACTGGAAGGGGTTGCTCGAAGTCCGCTCCTAGCATCTGATTTTCAGAGTCAATGGTTATCAATCCTTTCGTTGCGGTGTCCGTCTGACCCGCGTAGACGGTATCGGCCTGCCCGATCATCGGGAAGTAACTATAAGAGGTTTGGGATGCTTTGGTTAGAACGAACGCTTCTGTGAACGTTGTATCAGACGCTGAAGTGTAGGCGTCTTCCGCCCCACCAAAAGCACCCGCAAATTCGATGTTCGGGCCGGGGAGAGTGGCCTGATACGTCACCCACGATTGAGGGGCTTTGGCGTATCCCCATTCCTTAGATTCCTGCCGCGTCATCTTTACCCCGCCTTGTCCGAATTGGTATGAGAACCTTTCCGCTGTTGCTGAAATGAGATTAGACGCAGAAGCGTATTCTAATTGTCGTGTCGAAAAGACCTGGCTCATCACGGGAGTGTTCGGGAAGTCGTTCTTGTAGAAATCCTGATACCACGTGACAACGTGAGTCATTGGATATTGACCGGCGATACCGTTCATCCAGCGGTCTTTCACTTCCTGCCGAAGCTCGTAATAGTCCCAAACGTCTGTTTGTAATTGTCGGGTGAGAATGCAGCCCTTGAACCTTTCGATATTCTTATTGAGAGTGAGACTCTTAAAGTTCGCCAGCGTCATCGTCCGAGCCGAGACGTAATCGGTGAGAGTGCCGTCACGGATGACCAAATAGTTGTCGGCGCCCACAGATAATTTAGGCTCGTGGTTGCCGATGATCCCCGCAACCGTCTGCCAGTAGGGTTGAGCAGCGGGAAAGTCCACCCTTGAAAGCGTCCACGGCTCGTAGTTGATGTTCGTTCGATACCCCGCGAATCCAAGAGTCGTAGCGATCCAACTGAACACATCGCCAAGATTCATATTGGCAATCGGAGTGACCGTTACAGTTCCTTCTGTGCCATCAATGTTCGGAACGACCTCTAAATCTTCTTCTGCAACTGTGGTTTTAGCAGGGTCGTATAGAACAACGATTTGATCCGGCGTGAGGTCTAGCCTTTGTTGGAGAAGTGGTAAAACAGTAACCGAAAATGAATCGTTTGGATTATTGCCGTCATTCTCTAAAACGTAGTTTGAAGTGGCGAGGATAGAACCATCACAATACGTTTTAACGAGCGTCCAGACTCCCGTTAGATATTCTTCAACCTCTAACCGTATCTCCGCTGTTCGCGTGAATGCTGTGCGGTCTGAAAGTCTTGCTAGTTCGATGTTGAGAGTGCCAGCGGGTTGGGAATCCTGTACCGACCATTGTGCGGATTTCAAGGGAATCTCTACATCGTCAACGTACAGCTTCGCCCGCAGCCGCCTTGCCGTGGAGCTTGACGGACTCTCAAGGATCGTAAACAAACACGAGAGATAGTAGGTCTCCGTATTGGCGACAACTGGAACCCCACTTTCCTCAATCACAAACGGCAACTAAACTACTCCTCTCGATAACGCATCCTGAAAGGTTTCTACTCGCGTTGCGAAGTTTCCCGCCTCTGTGTCGGTCAATCCCGATCCGACAGAACAGAAGGCATAGTTTCGGCTTGAGAACGTGTTGGCAGTACCATCAACGTTTCGGCAACAGATGTATAACGGCTGACCCGGCCTCGCACTGCCCGTGTTGTCGGTGGTTTGCGTGGTCTGAGATGTACCGTTCCAATAAATCTCGTGGTCGATATTCGACCTTCGGGTTTGAATACCAAACCCCGCCGCCGTCGCTCGTGAGTTGTTGATCGCCGCCCCATAGATAACGCTAGAAAAGCTATCGAAGAATCGAAGGGACAACCGCCACGTATTCGAGCCGTCAATACACCCGAAGTCGTGCATATTGTCTGTTGACCCGCCCCCTGTTCTGCAATAGAGCGATGCGTGCGTATCGTTCAGGGTCAGATGCGAACTTGGGGTGATCCCCGTGTTCCCGTATCCGTCCGTACCGTTCCCGGTTATCCCGTTGGAATCGTGCGTGACAGTTCCGCTCCACGAAATGTCATACGTACCGGGGTTCTTCAGGTTGACCGCGTGGGTTGCGGATGTTCCGCCGACGAAGGGATAGATCGCGATACATTTCGTCCATATACCGTCAGCCTTGAGGGAGACAACAAGAGCGTCCACCGCGTTCTTCTGTGTGGTGTCTGAGATGCCCGTTGCGGTGAAGAAGGCTTGAGCGTCCGTATCGTAGGAACCACCTGCTGCCGGACGCTTCTTTCCAAACCCTGATAGATGATTAAGTCTAAGCATCGTTATGCCTGTCGGTCGTGTAGAAAAGCTTGATACCAATGAGACGAGCGTCTTCAGTCGCATCGTCGTTGGCGTCGGAAACGTCACGGAACACGCGGAAGAAGCACAAGTCACCCGCTGCCGGAGAACCCGCGATGGTCACCGCCGCACTCTCGGATGTGATGTAAAGCTCGCCCGCCGCTCCCTGACAGTCATCGGTGACAACTACAGCCGTACCCCACGAAGCATCAATAGCCTCGTTGTCCGATAGAGCCATAGCCTCCAGAGCCCACGCAACGCCATCGGTATCCGTGGCAGTGGACGACCAATAGACTGGATAAGTTAGCGTGCCGAGATTCCAAGACTTGGGGAACCCAACTTGAAAGTGTGCGTGTTCGTCGGCGGACGCATCGAAGTCGAGAACGGTATAGTTGACATCGTTAGTTCCCGTCTCAAGGTCTGCCGAAGCAGGCCCGGAACTGATCGCCGCTTTCATTGCAGACGCCGGGATAAAGATGGTCTGTTTCCCCGTGTTGGCATACCCTAAAGATGTCCACGCGGTCGCACCGTCACCGATCTTGTAATATCCGGTGTCCGTCTCGTAGCCAAACTCACCGTCTTGCAGAGTTGGGTTGTTGGAAGTCCAATCCGCCGCCGCATCTCGTCTTAATTGAAGTACTGAAGCCATAATTTATGTCGCGTCCCCGCAGTTGATAACAAAGTTTCCGTTTGAAGTGGCATCACCACAGTCGATGTCAAAAGAGCCTCCAGACACAGATGCCCCGCCCGAAGCGTTCAACGTAGTCCCCGACATTGACAGCCCCGTACCTAGAGTTATTTCTGAGTAAGCAGAGCCTGAACCTGCCGCTCCCGATCCCAATAACTTCGAATTAACCGCCGCGTTCGCTATCTTTGCGAGGGTTACGTTAGCGTCGAGAATCTTTGCCGTGGTGACGGCGTTGTTGGCTATGGTTGTAGAGCTAGACCCCGCTGTGGCTGTGACATCTCCCGTCAAGGCACTTCGTTGAATGCCCGTTCCGGTGAACTCTAAACCACCGGAGACAGTCAATTCCTCAACGTCACCCGCTCCAGCCGTATCGCGGCCTAGAAGCCTGTCGGTAGCCGAGACGTTCTGCATCTTGGCGTAGGTAATCGCATCGTTATCAATCGTCCAAGTTGCTCCTGAGCCTGAAACGGTAATGTCACCCTTGTCGCCGTCTGACACACCACCGCCGATAGTTTCGATCTTGTCGTAAACCGCGTTCTTGGTCGGAGGTTCCAGCGAGCCATTCCACCCCGCTCCATACGCTTCATCGGGGATGATAGGATCGCTTGAGAACGTCTTAACGCCCGCGACTGTTTGATTGCCGGTGAGGTTCACCGTTTCTGTAACATATGTAACGTGAACGCCGATAGAGGTCACACCTGTTAAAGAGCCTGAGACAAAAGGAGCGTCTATCGAGATGGTTGCCCAGTTATCGTTTGTGACCGTTTCCGCAAGACTTGAAGCCGTGATCTCGTTCGTTCCGCTTGCTACCGTTAGCTCTGTAGTCGTTACTGCTACTCCGTCAATATGCAGATTGAAGACCACGTTTGAAGAGGCGTTTGCACTCTCAAGGTCGATCTTTACGGAGTCGATAACACCCGCAGGCAACAGGAAGTGAAACAAACGGCTAGTGGCTCCGTTCGGTATCGAATCTCTTTTAACTAAACTGAAGTTATCGCCTATCGCCATAGTCTTAATCGGTCACAAACTGCGAAATTCTGAGGTTTGACCAATACCCCGACAAAATACTTTGCTCGAACGTCACAGATGAGGGTTTCGCCGTGAAGGTGAACGTCCCCAAGTCTCCCGTGATATTCAGTGCGTAGGTGGTGTTCCCGCTTATCGCTGTCTGAACCACGTCCCTGAGGGCGTCTCCTCGCGTTGAGGTGATTAAAGGGAAGATGATGGTCACGAGCGTATCTTTAACCGCCTGATATTGGTTGTAGATCGTTCCGTCTAAAGCCCGGATGCTCTGAATGGTTTCGGTTATCGGGTAAAGCCCCTCTATCGTGCAGATAGCCCGCGAACCTGTATTAGTGCCGTCGCTTGTTGCGTAGACGCCGGTTCCGAACTCGATAAGGGGATAGGTAACTGCCATTATCTATACCTCGCGGCTACGTTCGCGGATGTTCCGCCGATTTGAGTGCGGCCTGTATCGTCCTTAATGTCGATGGCCAGACGCCCCTCGGCCTGCTTGCTCATCACTCTTAAAAGTGCCGCTTCCCAAGATTCCATATCGTTCCTTCGTGTAACGTCGAACACCTCAACGGCCTTGCCGTAAACTGAACGAGGCTGAGCCGCCGCCGGGGTTGAAGCCTTGAGGATCGGCTTTGCGGTAGCCTTCACCTGGTTCATCTTGTTCTTCACATCGTCCAACGCCTTCGAGGTCTGTATTGCTTCCATCTTGATAGGTGAAAGAAACGTCTTAGCCGGACTCGATGCACTTGGGATTGTTGACTTCGGCATCGACGTATTGAACAAGCTCTTGAACGAGTCAATGACGTTCCCGAACAGGTCGATAGGCCCACCGGGGTTATTGATCGCACCCGTACCGCCACCGCCGCCAGCGAATCCCTGTTTAATTCCCGCCCATATCGCAGCACCTATCTGCCCCGCCGCCGTGATGATCTGAGGGACTAATCTAATAAGCTGTTGCGGAAGCGTGGCGATGAAATAGACCACGTAGCCGATAGCCTTTCCGACGAGTTCCATCAGCGTGGTCATTGCCCACTTGAAGCCCTGAATGAAGATAGGTAGATAAGCCTGAATCAGACTGCCGACAGTAGAAAGGGCGTTGGTAATGAACTGCGTGATCGTCGCCCAAACTGTTTGCGTGAGTTGCAGAATGGCATCCCAAGCTCCCGTCCAATTCCCCTGAATCACCATCAGAGCAACGGTCAAAGCACCGCTTACAATGTCCATCACCCCGCCGACAAACTCAGCCAGCGTATTCCACCACGCCGAGAGGTAGGACATTATCGAATTGCCGTGCTGTTCCCAGAATGATTGGAGGATTTCAAGGCCGGATGCGAGCACGCCGGAAACAGCGGAAACGCCTGCCTCGAACGTCTGCTTAACTAAGTCCCAATTTCGATACCACGCCTGCCCGAATAGTGCCGCCATTGCGATGATCGGAAGCACCGCTTGGAGCATCAGACCGAACGCCGCGAGCACCGCAACACCTAGACCGGAAGCGGTAACACCCATCCCGCCCAACATCGCAACGAGTTTGCCGACACCGAAGATGACTGGGCCGATGGCTGTAGCGATTGCACCGAACGCAACAGCCGCCATTTGCATCGTTGGGCCGAGAGACTCAAACCCCGACGAAACCATCTGAATGAAGCTCGTCACATACGGAGTGATCGCTAGCAGTGCGGTAAGGATGATTAGACCTAAAGGCTCGAACGCGAGTTTTATTTGTTCCGCAGTCTTGGCGAACTTAACGGTTATCGGATCGGTGACCTTCGATAGAAACGCATCGTTGTTAATACCGGAAGCAAACGCAGCAAAGAAGTCTTCTCTGCTTAAACCGTTCGCCATTGCCGCCTTCATCTCATTGGCAACGGTTGAACGGTCAGAACCCGAAAGCCCAAAGGCTTGCTTGAGGATTTCGCCGGCACGCGGGAAGTTACCGAACAACTCCTTCACGTCCTGCATCTCAAACCCTTGATCGAACAACTGGGCAAGGTTCGTTGCCATGCGCTGAAGATCGACTTCAGGGTTAGCCGCTTTGAGTTTTCCGAACGCCTTGATCGTTTCGTTGATCGTGCCGTCCATAAACCCAAGAGGCTTGAGAAACGCATAGGTCGCAACCGCCCCGGCTGTCATCACACCCGCGTTAGATTGTGCGAGTGCGTTTAATTCTTTGAACTTCGCGGACGCGGAAGCGGTGTCACCCGTCGCGGCAGCCAATTGCGTTCTGAGCACATCGAAATCCAGAGCCGCTTTAGCCGATGCTGTGCCGAGGGCTGCTAGAGGAACGGTGATCGCTGCCGTGAACGCCTTGCCGACAGACGCAAGCCCGTCACCGATGGAAACTAAACGGTGCGACGCATCCTCTACGCCTTCAATGCTCGCTTTCGTTTTTTGCAGAGCGGTATCCGCTTCACGCAAGGATTTCTGAAAACCCTTCGTGTCCGCTTTTAGCTCGCCAAATAATACGAATGCACTAGTAGTCATCTTGTGTTATATTTCCGTTCCTATGACTTCCAACTGCCCACAATGCTTTACCGTTCACGCTGCCGGGGCGTGCCCCTTAGCAAAGCCTCAATTCCGCTGCCCGTTCTGCGGGTCGACGCTTCCACCCAAGAGAAGAAAGGTGACGCCGACAAGAGGTTGGGTCGTGTTCGTGCTGTTACTCATCTTCTGCTTTCCCTTATGCTTTCTTGTCCTCTTTATGAGCGAGGAAAAGGTGACGTGCTCCTCGTGCAAAATGCCGTTAGCCCAGGTTGCGTAGCCGTGCTTTCATCGCGGTTTTGAATATCTCATCAGCCTGCATAAACGCGGGCCGCAAATGGGGCGTGTATCTAATTCCCCTGCTCGTGCCGTATTCCTGAAACAATGCGTAATTCACCATCGAACCGATGAGAATATGCAGTTGGGCCAGCGATTCTTTCTTGTATGAATCCCTCAGCCACCCCGTATCGACCGGGGCATAGATTCGGATCATCGTCAGAATGAAGTTGGCGGTATCGTGTAGAGCAAGGGAGACGGCTTCATCCGCTCCCGTTGCTATCACTCTTAACCTTGAAACCAACTTAGCCACGCTTATTTGCCCTCTCTAATTCTTTGGATCGCTTCTTCTGCATTCCTACAAATGTTGGGTTGCACTGCATTGCGTGTTCGCCTTCGGAAGTGCCCTGCTGCAATGTGAATGCAATACTCATCAGCCTTTCCCGGTCGTCGTGCCCCTCAAGATCGACATAACTCATTTGTAGAATCTTTGCCGCTTCGAGAATGAAATACTCGTCGCACGGCTCACCGAACTTGCCTAAGCTGCCGATCCACTTGCTGAGGCTTCCAGCGACTTTTTTTCGCCGTTCCAGATGCTTGAAACCTTATCCATCAGGAGCTTCATAAACTCCATCGGGATATGTTCGGCAATCGCCTCAACGTCCTTACAATCAACGTCCTCGATGTTCCACGTAGCAATGATCTTGGTGAGCATTTCCGCAAATTGCTTAGGCTCGTTCTCTGCGTTCTTCAGACTGCTCAAAAAATTAACAGTCAGAACGTGTCGATAGGCGGAAAACTGGACGTTCTCACCCGCCCATTCGAAATCGAAATTCGCCGTATCCTTCGTTAAAGTTGGTAGTAATCTCATATAAAAAGCACTCCGCACCCTCTGAACCTAATCAGTGATGCGAAGTGCCAATCTCCTTGCCTTTGTCTTATCGACGGCCTAGTTTTAATCGAAGCCCTTTAGTTTCCGTGTACACCCTCTGTCTCTTTCCACACGCCGGACAGTCAATGTATTTGTGCGGGCCGTTGATAAAGGCTATCTCAGCCCCGCATTGCTTGTCCCTGCACCTTATCGGCTTAATGTGCATCGAAGGTCGGCGTTCCCGTGATCCTGAAGGTAGCGTTGATCTGCTGAAGCTCGCCCACCGAAAAAGGCAATTCAATCGTCCGGCAGATCATCGAACCCGTGATCCTCGGATTCGTGGCACTCGTTCCGATAGGCGAAAGCGAGAAGGTAACCGATGTTCCATTCTTCCAGAGGTCGGTGATAACGGTATTGATCGCCGCGTCCCATTTATAGGTGACCTCGATCTCGCCGTTCTTGAAAGATTGCTCATACGCCCTAAACGCCGCAGCGTTGAACGTGGTCGCATCTACTTCCTCACCGTCGAAGCTGATTGAAAGCTCCTGGGTCTTTGCCGAGTAATCGACGTTGGTACTGGGTGCTCCGTGAGAAGCGTGTGCCCAGACTGTTGCTGCACCGGCTATAGCCATGATTATTTATCTCCTATTAACCGCGTGCAAAAGCCACGGTGACTAAAGTAGTATCCCCGCCAGTTACTGTGGCGACCGCTCGTGTGTATTGCTCAACCGTTGTTCCCGCCGCGACCGATGCCGAGCCTGATGCGTTCGCCGCAGAAAGATTCGTTACCGCTGCCCCGGCAAGGTCCACCCACGTGGAATCGTCGTCGGAGTGCTGAACCTTCACGTCTACATCCGTCGCATCGTCGTTGACCAGATGGACTTGCATGAACCCGCCGTTGGTCGTATCCGCACCGTTGTTGTGCGAGGTTCCGTTATTCGTTCCCGCGGCCTGGAGCGAGTTCATTAGGAAGACGCCGAACTCTAAATGGTCATCAACCCTAAATGAAGCGTTGGACATTATCAGCCCGCCGACACTTACCGGAAGTTCATAGGTAAGCTGCGGGCCGTCCATCATGATCGCTTCCGAACCTACTGAAATTGCCCCTCTTGATGCGGTGACGATGTTGCTTGTACCGGCGAGCCATGCGGTGCTCAAAATGTCGTGTATCTTGTCCTCGTTCGTAGTGTCCGAGTCGAATATGCCGGTGGTCTCTAACGTCCCTTCCTTGAATCCCCTGGCGTAGCTCCGAAAAGCTCCGGCAGTCGCTACCGTGGTCGAGTCTATTTCTTCAGCGTCACCCTCGAATGAAAACTCAGTGATGGCGTCAGCGACATTAAAGCCGTTTATGAACAGGGATATTTCTTTTACGACAGCCATTAGCTAATCACCTCAGCCGCGATGCTTTCACCGTCTGCCAACAGTTCGACTTCCACGATTTGCCGGACTGCTTCTAATCTCTTAAGGGCTTTCCAAACTTCAGGCTTGAAATCTTTTGCGAATACGATTGAACCCGCCTCAACCCGAGCCTCTCCATCACCATCGGGATAATTAAACCCCGCCGTCACGCGGAAGGCGTCAGAGACTTTGGATTCTTTTAATACTTTGACTTTCCTCATTAGCTCGTCTGCACCCTCAAGTTAAAACCTTCGTGATAGATATATCGCCCGTTCTGTAAGCTCGTCATGCTCGGGATGTCCGAAACTCTCTTGACGTATTCGACCGTGTTGCCCGTGATCGTCAGCGTTTCGTTTATCGCGGTCTCGCAGGCCAGTAAAATCTCCTGTGCAATCTGTTGAGGCTCCTTCGATGCGTGACTGTCCTCATCCGCGAATACGCTTATCTGCCAAAGATCGTCTTCAAGAACCAGTCCCCCTAAAACCGGACGTTTGACCGTTCCCGGCGCGACCCTCGAAAAGACCACGTATGGCAGCGCTGCCCCTTCTGGAGCCGTCAGGTGATAGACTCCCGTGGCTTTCCCCGAACCCACAACCGCTCCAACATTCAGCTTGTTGTAAAGTGCTACCCTGATCTTTTCGGATATTGCCGACATTCATCACGAGTCCTTCGTCGCTACCACTTCCCAATTCACCCCTTGAACATCGCCGGGCGGTTGGTCTATCTTGAAAGTCTTGACGGGTTCTAAACCTCTGGCAGCAACCCTAAGTTTGTGATTACTCGCAAGACTAACTCTCACCCCGTTGTGGTACATCGGGCAGATGACCAGATATTTCTGCGTGCCTACTGCCTGTTCCGCCTGTTCTTTCTGCCACCCGAACTTCTGGATAGGAGCGTACCGGCAAGGGATGCCCGTCCACGCGGGATTAGCCGCTTCTAAGGTCTTGATCCTCCCGCCCCCGGTTCCCGCTATGCTCGTCTCAACCATCACGTCCAACGTATCGGGGAAGACCGTTGCCGCGATTTGCGGAACTATCGTCTGACCCAATAGATTGAACATTGATGCAAGGCTCATCCGATCTGTAAACTCCCCATTCCCATCGTCGCGGTGCTTGTCGGCATCTGAAGCCGTCTGCGGACTCTCACAATGATGTCGTCCCGTCCCAAAGACCCGTTGACCCTTGCCCCGAAGTTCGATTCCTTCGGCTCGATCTGGATTCCAGATGCGTTGGCGTAGGTGCTATTCCAAAGAACTATATCGGCCTGTATCGCGTCCTCTACTTCAGTCGAGACCGTTATAGAGTCAAGCCATTCGTTAAGCTCCACGGGGTTATATCCCGTGATGTCGCCTATCGTTACTAGCTCTGCTGCGGTGAATGCCATTTGCTAAACGTCGATAACGGAATAATTGACCGTCACCCTCATATAGTTGTCCGCGTGCCCGCCCGTTAAGTCCCCGTTCGAGTAATTCCTGAATCGTACAGAAAACCCTGTATTCTCCTGCACTGCATCACCGTTTGCGATCAGCCCATAACTGGCATCCGCTCCCGCGTGGTAAGGAGTCAACGTGGCCCATCGGACGTTTCCGGCCTGCTCCACCAACCCGCCAAGAGAGAACGCCGTGGCCCCCACTCCGCTATCCTTTACAAGCAGCGTGGAAATATCGCCCTGCCCGGTATATCGAATGCTCATATACCCGCCAGCCCCATCAATGTTGGTATAGACCCCCGCCGTTGCGTCGCAGAGAAGATGAGCACTGTGGAACATCAGCATCTTTCCGGCACCGGGGGCGGGTACTACTTCAATAGAGGTCGTCGGCAATGCCTTGATCTGTGCGTTCGTTAGCGTAATAGTTTTAGAACGGACCGCAACTAGCGGGTCTTCGTAAGTCTCACCGTCGAGAACGATATCGTCGCCTTCCTTGTAAATTAACGCCGGTGCTGCTTCGTCTGGTCTTGACATAGAATTAAAGGACGGAATTTCACCGTCCCATTAGTTACGCACTGCGGGTTATCTCTACCTGAATCGTTCCGCCCGGATCGGCAACGCCCGACGCTCCGTGAGTCGAGACAAGGGCGAGAATATCGCCAGCGGCTACCGTGGTAGCACCCGCTACCACACTCAAGGTAAAAGGCTTCTCGTCAAAGGCGACGAGATTGACGCCCGTGGTCAGAGCGAGAGTTGCTACAACGGTCGTGCCCGAACCGTCCGAACCCTTGTTGACGAGCGTGTAAGTGCGGGTGTTGGTGTTGTCACCCGTCGCGGCAGCATCGGGAAGATATGAAACGCTGGTAACAGTTCCCGCGTATTTAACTTCCCCGATGGCAAAGGAATCGGTTGCACCCGCTGCGATGTTGGCAGTGGTAACGCTCAGTTTTTGTACATTTGGTGCCTGATCAGCCATTATTTACCTCTCTTTGCCGTGCGGGTATCTGCCGCAGCAGCCTTAGTGATGTCCTTTTCGCGTTTCGCGGCCTCAAGGCCGGTCAACCCTACATTGGTAAGTGCCCGTGCGGTGTTTGCCGTTTCGGGGTCTGTCTCAGGTGTAGGGGCTCCGCTCGTCACACCTGAAACGGTGTAGTTCTCATTAGGAGTAGGATCGACCTCGGTCCCTCTGAACCCCTGGGCGGTTTCCTTGTCTACCTTCGCCTGAACTTCGGCGTTACCCGTTGACTGCTTGGCTTTCGCAGGGGTCTCCTGCTTCGTATCTGACTTTTTGCTGTTGCTCATTGCTTTCCTCCAACAGAACCGCTTGCGTTCTGTCTTGTAGTCCCTTTAATTCCGCTTCGTTGCCCCTTAGAAGATAGTCACGGGCCTGACAGGCTATCGCCCGTCTCTTTTTCTGCAAATTGAATTGCAAGGCCCGTGCTTCTTCAGTGGTCAGCATTAAGCAATGTCAAGTGACGCCGCGGGGTATCGGTTACCCTCGGTGGCCTGATCGCGGTTGATGAGGTTCGCTACCTGCCAGCCGACCCGGAAGGTCATACGCATAGCACTCATATCCTGCTGCATCAGGTTGTAAACGATGGTTCCCGAATCGTCCTGAATAACGCCTTCAGTGAATATCTTGAAGCCGATGTCCTGACGAACGCCGAGAATGAATTGATCGCGTTGGAGGAAAAACGCTCGCGGTGAAACAGATCCTGTGGTCGTCGGGAACAGTCCTCGCATCGGATAAACGATGTCAATGCCGTCGATGCTCTTCAGATCGCCTGCAATGCGTCCAACGTCGAGACGCTGACCGTCCGATGCTCTGGCGCTTCTCAGCTTACCCTTGAACGCCGTAGAGGCAACGATCAGGTCTGCTTCGTAGCCGTCTGCTTCGAGAGCGGCAAGAGCAAGATCAACGTCCGCCATATAACCACCTGAAGCGGCAACAGTGCCCTCCGTGATGTCGTTAGCGGCGGCGTCTAAAGACGTGTAGATGTCATCGGGGAAGGATGCCGGGGCGTTCGTGCCGAAGAAGATAGCCGCATCTAACGTGCGTCCGAATGCCTCGGTCATCGCGGGCATGATCTCGTCCCAGATGGGAATACCTGAATCTGCTAGAACATTGTCGGGGATCGGCACGATCACGGCGATCTCTTCGATGTTCAGATATTTGTTCGTCCAGTTGACCTCTGTGGTCTGTTTCTGGCCCGTGTCGCCGTTCACCCAGTAGGCGGTGGGCAGTGCCGACCAGATCGGCATACGAACCTGTGCGGCCCCAACGGGAATCCGCTTGAAATATGTCATCGCTGCGGACTCAGCCGCAGAATATTTGAGAAGTTCCCGAGAGACTTCCTCAGGGATGGTCGCCGCAGCATCGGTACGGCTGATCAGATTATCAAAAGGCATGTGTAGCTCCTCGGCTTATGCGCCGTGCCCGGTTGCTTGCCGGATTAAGGCATCCATTCCACGCGGAGGAGTTTGGTTGTTTCGACCATTCCCGGCGTTTATGGAAGCCGATGAGTTGGCGAACAGGTCTGGAGCGAGGTTCTTGGCCGATTGAATGGCTTCTTTGAGATTGGCAGGCTTTCCGTCGTCGTCGTACTCAAGATCGGAGGTGACGAGTTTGACGATCGCAGCAACCGAAGATGCCTTGACGTTCAACTTATGCACGGGGTCAGCCAGATAATCTCTCACAGCTTCACGGGCTTCTATTGCCTGTGCTCGCTGTTTCGTTTCGCTCAACTGTCGCTGTAAATCTTCCACGCCCGGCTTTCCGTCTTCTTCGCCCGAGAGCTTCTTGAGTTCGGCTTTAACCGCCGACTTCAATCGGTTCTGGACGATGCGATCAACGTCCGCCTGCGTGAATGTCTTTTCTGTTTGCGCCTGATTTGGTTGAGCGGTATCAGTACCCGTGCCCGAAACATCCGCACCCGTAGTTTTTTCCGTCCCGTCAGACGTGGGTTGTGCTTCTGTTTTGGTTGGCTCGTGAGCCGGTATTCCTTCGATTGGCATATAGTGAAATGCAAAAAACCGCCCGAACTCGTATGAGTTGAGCGGTTGTGATCCTTTCGGATTGTGACCTGTGAAAAGGTTTAAGTTGTTAGCGGACGTGAATCCGCTTACTTGGAATGATACACACTAGATGTTGTGTATGCAAACATTATTTTAACTATGCTGTCGCCTTCATCGACTCGGACAGACGGCGGATAAACTCCTTCGCCCGCTCAGGATGCTTGCGGACAAGTAGGGATAACAGGGAAAGCTCGTGGCTCTCGATGAAATCACTGTCCGGCTGATGGCGTTTGATTACCTTGATAGCCCGATCGCCCTTGTTTAGTTGTGTTGGTTCGTTCATTAGACTAATGGAGCGGTAACTGCCAGCCGCCCGTATTCACTCATCCCCCCGGTCGGGAAGATATGCACCCCCGATGCATTCGTAGCCCGAAACTCAATTAGATATTCCCCAACCGCGATGTTTGCCGTATCAGAATCGAAGTTGAACCGGACCACGCCGGGATTCGTCTCCTGGTCAGGATCAATAACGCACGGCTCCGCATCGATCGCGGGAGTTTCCGAGCGTTCGGAAAGTGCGGTCATCGTCACAGCGGAGAAATCGGTAAGATCAACCTCGCCGTTCTCATCCGATAGCGTGGCAACCAACACGGCTCCGGTAGCACCTTGTTTGATCGTGAATCGGTTATTCGGCATTCAGCACCTCCACAACGTCAAAGTCCTGGAATCCGGTGTTCATCGTTAGATTAAAATAGCCTGTGTTCAAGTTCATTGTTGTTACGCCTGTGCTTATCTCTGCTGATAACTCCCCGCTGCTGACCGTTACGGATAGATCGCCCGAAAGCAGCACCATCTCTGCAATTCCCGTGGTGTCTATCGTGTAGCTGAACGGCGGGCTTAACGCAACGCCTGTTAGCCCGATGTTCACCGTAGAGACTACAACTGCAACCTCAACAGGCTCCGCCAACATCCTCGACGCCTTCAGCATCGCCACAGCGGACGCATTCAGGTCTAGGTTCACCGGAGAGACCGAGATAGCGTAGCTTCTGCTGAATCCCACCGATTGAGGCTCAACGCTTACGCTTACCGGCTCGACGGCAAACGAAAAGCCCTTGTTGAAATTGATCGCGGAAGCGGTAAGCCCAACGCCCACGGCCTCCGTGCTTAGAATCCTATCAGCCCTTAGTGCAACGCTTGTCGGCGTAATGCCGAAGGAAACAGGATCGACGGCGAATCTAACACCCTTGTTGAACGCTATATCTGCCGGCTCGATCTCTACCGCAATACTATCTGTTGCCAGCGTCCGGGCAGTGCGAAGACCGACATCCGTCAGTGTGGTATTTACACTTACGGGGTCCGTAGAGAATCTTAACCCCCTATTCAGTCCGACATTAGACGGTGTGACAGAAACGGTCACCGCAGCAGTGCTCAGAGTCCTGGTTGCCCTAAGGTTAACCGCCGCCTCAGAAATCGAAGTGCTAATGGGAGCAGCTGTGAACGTGTATCCCTTTCGCAGATTCGCATTCGATGCCGTGATTCCCACACTTACAGCCGCCGTGGCTAACTTTCTCGCCGCCTTGATGCCGACAGCCGTTGGCGTGATCGTGAAACTAGCCGCCGCAGTCGCCATCTTGCGTTGTGCCCGAATCCCGACATTGGTATGCGAGATTGAATAACTGACCGCTGCGGTGGCGAGTTTTCGTTGTGCCCGAATCGCTACATTCGTCGGTGTGACGGTAACTGAAACAGCGTCACAGGCAAGCGAATATCCGACCGCTGAACTCTCATTCAGTAGTGCGCTTGTCCCGTCCTCCAGTAAGAGGAGGCTTATGCCGTCTTCTAATAGAATCCTATCTGCCATTTATGCCAGCCGCTTGAGGTTGAGAAATGAATCAGCCATGAATGTGACCGCACCATTGCCCTCACCTGTCATGGTTAAATTAAGATTCCCGGTCGTGGAAACCACCATTATTCCCCGGATGTGGTCAAATTGATCCTCTGTGGTGGACGCCACACCCGTAGTTGGACCGAGGGCTCCGTTGTCCGCGTTGCTGCTCATATGCTCGACAAGCGTGCCCGTGAGAACCGCCGACACGCCGTCATGGACGCCCGTAGCAGCCGCCGCTCCTGTGGTTTGATAGTGCCTGGTAGATCGTACTCGTGTAACCGTGCCCGTAAAGTCCACAGCGAACGCAGTACCCGTGCCCGTCGCTCCTGAACGCCACACGATGTAGTACTCGAAAAAGTACGTTCCAGCGGCTAATCCGGTAAGAGACATTACCGTTTCAACGGTAGTTACCGCGTTATCAGCCGTGTTAAGCAGCCAAGTCTCGGAAGGAGCCGCAGCGGTATTAGCGGACCCGGTTGCAGGCGCAGCACCCGAGGAAATCAGCTTCTGTCCGATGTAGGTACGGAACTGCTCAACGGTCGCCGCTTTTGTCGTAGCGGTTCCGTCAGACAGCGGGATTTCTTCCGTGCCCGTTAAAGCACTCGCCGCTGTTAATGCTGAGATTTTAGTGTCAGCCATTATGCTATCGTCGCGATATTCGTGGTCACATCCACCGTGAAGGTCTCACCGTCTGCAAGCGTGATGTCCGAGCCGTAATCGTAGAAACTGATTAGCGGGTCTGCCGGGCTGGTCGGATCGTCGTTGTAGAACACCACATAACGAAACGGTCCGACCGTGCCGCCTGATGCGGTTATCACAAGATCGTTAGCAGTGAGCGAAACCGTGCCCGTCGTATGCTCCGCCGTGATCCCTGTTACCACTCGTGACGAAGCGTTGGTGTAGCTTATTTGGGTAAGCTGAGAAAGCGTGGCGTTGGTCGCAACAGGAGCGTTTGCCGCCGCACATAATGCCACAGTGACCGAACACGTTGCGTCGGAGGTGAAGTTGTGAACCCCTTTGCAAAGGTCTTCCGCGAATTGCTGAAATTTAGTTCCCGCTGCCATATTGTTCTCCTATCTATATTCCAAATAACATCTGCACCGACCGCCGCACTGCAAACTTCCTATCGGCGGGATCATGCCAATCGGCATCCATCGGTAAGCGTAAGCAACACAACCCGGACAACTCTCACTTGCCCTTCGTATCCTTCTGCATTCCGTGTATCCGCCCATTAACTTTCTGACCTGCAATTCTAAAATCCCGTAAGTGATCGTTGCGGCTATCAAGTAACTCTTAGCCCTTGACTTCATTCTCGCCGGGCTTACTTTCTTGTCCTTGACCTCATCCCCGAAGTTGTCCGCATATTTCAGTTCTGAGGCTATCCGTGCTTGTATCTCATCGTTTCTGACTGCTGCGTTTATTCCCCCAACCGCTAATGCCCCTGCTAAGATGTGTGCTGAGGTTATCGACCTCTCAAACTCTCTTTGCCACTTTGCCAGCGTGATCTTCTGGGCCTCGAGGTCGTCGGTCAGCTTCGTCAACCTCCGGCCCAGGTTCCTTTCGATCCTTTGCAGATACTTCCTGATGGTCGTTATAGAAACCGATTTACCGTTAACGTAGAACCTCCCAACATCCGATCTAAACACCACCGCCCCGCCTAACAGCAGAAGCAGAAGCAGTTCCTTAGCATCTTTCTCGGCCTCACGCTCCTGCTGTTCTAACTGCGTCATTTTCCTGTTCGGTCACTATCTGAATATCCTTTTGCTCCTCAGAGACGAAGAAGGCAATATCCTCTTCCGTGTATCCCAGTTCTTCCCACAAGGTTTGGTTGGGGATGCCTAAAGATTGCTTGATAACCGCCGCCTCTAACTCTTCCTTCTCGCTTCTCTGCTCCGGTGCGTCCCACTGAGCGGTTAAGGTTCCCGGAACTGATTGCCCCTCGATCTGTAACGCAAGTTTCATCACCCTTGACCACACAGCCCCGAAGTTGAGGCAAAGCCTTGATACTTTCTTCGTAAACCTCGATTCCAGCGTCTTGAGGGCTTCCCCGCTCATTGCATCCGACATCTGCCGGTGGAAGTAGGTTAGAGGGGTTCCCGATACCTGAGCAATGGTTAGACGCTTCTCGTTCGCCCCTTGAAAGAATGCGGGCATATTGGCGGCGTCGAACTGCCCCATCTTTGCGGCCGGATCGCTAACCCACCAAATTCTGTCTGCTCCTGATTTGAAAAGTTCGCTATGCTTGCCCGTGGCTTCATCAATCGGCGGTTCGATGCCTGTGATGTACCTCTGCGGGTAGGCCATAAACTCCTGAGCGACTAATTCATCCGCTAAGGTCTTATTGAGGCTGTCCTGCAAGGGAATGACGTTAGCGAGAACGGGTTGAGCCTCAAATCGAAACATCGGGATGATCCCATAGGGATTCTCAACGCTGAACTCCTCACCCTGGATTGGCACGAAATGCTCGGCCTTAACAGGCAGTCCATCCGCTCTCTTCTTTTCGGTGATGTACTTCTCCACTCTATCGGGGTAGTACGTCGTGATCCTCACGAACTTGTCGCGGGTTTCCCACATCTTCGCCCCGAATAGTTCGTTGCCTGTTTCCTCGTCCTCGATAACGCAGCAGTTTCTTGAGTCCTGGAGATAGAGCTTCGCCTTGTTCTCCTGATCGCCCCACACGATCAAATAAGCACAACCCGTCTTGAGC